ACTCTAGCCTGTCAAACCGTTATGAATTGATGGCGGCTTTGGACAAGATGAGCCAACCTGATGAGCAAGCCCAACAACTGCAACAAGTTCAGCAACAATTGGCTTTGCAGGCGGCTCAGGCTCAGATTGCGGTACAAACTACCCAAGCAGAGCAGAATCGTGCTGAGGCTCAGAAGTTGATGACTGAAGCGCAGTTGATGCCTCAAGAAGTTCAGGCAAAAATGGCTGCTTCGTTGACCAAAAACCTGCCAAATGAAGATGATGCTAATCAGCGTGAGTTTGACAAACGTGCCAAGATTGCAGAATTGATGCTCAAAGAGGCTGACATTAAGAATAAGAGCAAGATTGTTGAGATGCAAATGTCAGACAAGCGCCAGCAGGTTGAAAAAGACTTTTTAGACCGCTTATCCAAGGAACTTTCGTGATGGATATTGTTGATTTAGAAAAGAAGTTGGGGGTTGCTGGACTATCTGCTGAACAGCAGTTAGAGATGGTAGCCGCCCTTCAAAAATCAGCACAATCACGCCTAGAATCCGCCCGTCAAGAGTCTATCGGCAAGAGTACAGAGCTTGTTATCCAAGGTTTGAAGAAAATCAAGTCAGACTTGGAAGCCAAGTTTGGTGATTTGAGCCAAACAATCCAAGAAAAAGCGTCAAGCCTGAGAAATGGCATAGACGGAAAGGATGGGCGAGATGGAAAAGACGGGCGGGACGGAAGCCAAGGGCCTCAAGGTCTTCGTGGTGAACCTGGAAGAGATGGGCGCGATGGAGTGGACGGTGCTGATGGTATTTCTGTCACCTCTGCTCGGATTGATTTTGACGGTAGCCTTATTATTGAGTTGTCTAGTGGTCGTGAACTCAATGTTGGTGAGGTTGTTGCTCCTGAGCTTGCAGAACGCATCAAAGTCGTTAGTGCTAATGGCGGTGGTACTTCTCAGTCTGTTCTTGACACTCTGACAAGCCTGCAAAACCAGATAAATGCCATTTCTGGTGGTCTGGATTATCAAGGCACATGGAATGCCTCAACCAACTCCCCTGCTTTGGCCTCAGGTGTTGGCACAACCAACTACTACTACATTGTTGGCACATCAGGTTCAACCGATTTGGATGGCATCACTGATTGGGTGGTAGGCGATTGGGTTATCTTTAATGGCACTGCTTGGCAGAAGATCGACCAAACAAACTTGGTGGTGTCGGTTAACGGGCAGACTGGTGCTGTTACGCTGACCTCTACCAATATCTCTGAAGGCACAAACCTGTATTACACAGATGCTCGTGCTCGTGGAGCTTTGAGTGCTGGTACAGGGATTAGCTACAACAGTTCTACTGGACAGATTACTAATTCATCTCCTGATCAGACAGTTGCTTTGACAGCAGGGACAGGGATTAGTACTTCTGGGACTTATCCAAACTTCACCATTACTAACTCCTCTCCAGATCAGACTGTTAGTTTGACTGGTGGTGGAACCACATCAATCAGTGGGACTTATCCCAACTTTACCGTCACCTCAAGCGACCAATATACTGGCACTGTAACTAGCGTAACTGGTACAAGTCCTGTGGCTTCTAGCGGTGGCAATACGCCTGCTATTAGCTTGGAAAGTGGTTATGGTGACACGCAGAATCCGTTTGCTTCCAAGACTGCAAATTACTTCTTGGCTGCCCCCAATGGCTCATCTGGTGCGCCTACATTCAGGGCGATTGTTGCGGCTGATGTACCTACTTTGAACCAGAATACGACTGGTACATCGGCAAGTACGCCTAAGTTGCTGACAACTAACTTCACGATTGAAGAGTCTGGTGGCAAATTGATCTTCAAATATGGCGCGACTACAATTGCGTCAATGTCTTCAACTGGCGTAATAACGTCTGCAACGAACATTGTTTCTAACGGAACACCTTAATAAAGGATAGGTAAAGATGGCACAAATTACTCTTAACTCTTCTGGCGTAGCAAGTAATGGAACGCTAAAACTGCAATCAAATGGCACAACCGATGCGGTGACGATTGACACAGCTCAAAACATGGGTTTAGGTGTTACGCCTAGTGCTTGGTTATCCACACGAAGGGCTTTGCAGTTGCCAGACGCCGGTTATTTTGCTACTGCTGGCGCAACTTTGTTTGTTACTGCAAACGCATATATAGATTCTGGAAGCACAACTAAATATGTTGCAGACGGTTATTCCACAAGATACCGCCAAACAAATGGTCAACATGAATGGTTTAATGCAGCCTCAGGCACAGCAGGTAACGCCATCACCTTCACCCAAGCAATGACGCTTGATGCTAGTGGGAATTTGGGTATTGGTACTACAAGTCCCACATATCCAATAGATGTTGTATCAAATAGCGGTGCAAATGCTCTAAAGATTCGAGCAAGAAGCGGCAATGATTATGGTTTTATGCAGTTTTCATCTAATGACGGGGCAACTCGTTGGGCTGAAATATATGCAACAAACAGTTCGGCGTTAGCATTTACAACAGGTTCTAGTGGTACAGAACGTGCCCGCATCGACTCCAGCGGTAACTTGCTGGTGGGATCATCTTCTGCGTCTGGTGGTGGTGAGCGATTGTTTGTTTCAGCATCACTTAATGGTTTTGCATCAAGAATTTATAACTATAGCGGTTCAACACCACAAGGTTTTTTGATTTACTACCCAAACGTTGCGCCAAACAGCACAGGAAGTGTATTTCTTACTTGTGGTGATAATTCAGCAGATAGATTTATTGTTCGTTCTAATGGTGGCATTGCGAACTATTCTGCAAACAACGTCAACTTGTCAGACCGTAGAGAGAAAACTAACTTTGCGCCAGCAGGTGATTACCTTGCAAAGATTTGCTCAATCCCTGTTCAAACATTCAATTACATTGACCAAAACATTGAAGAAGATGATGGTTTGACGCTAGGTGTAGTTGCTCAAGATGTGCAGGCTGTCGCACCTGAGTTGGTAATGGAAAGCAACTGGGCAAAAGAAGGTGAAGAACCAAAGATGCGATTGTCTATCTATCAAACCGACTTGCAATATGCGTTGATGAAAGCCTTGCAAGAACTCAAAGCAGAATTTGACGCTTACAAAGCATCACACCCTTAAGGACTAGACATGACTACCTTGACGCAAGAAGAAGCGCACCGCTTGTTTGAGTACAAGGATGGCTCTTTGTTTTGGAAAATTAGGCCAGCAAACCGTGTCCAAATTGGCGACAAAGTTGGTGGAACAAATGGAAAAAAAGAGCCATATTTAAGACTATGCATTAAAGAAAAAAGATACTTAGTTCACAAAATTATCTTTTTTATTCATCATGGCTATATGCCTGAAGTTGTTGATCATATAGATGGGAACATACATAACAACAAAATTGAGAATTTGCGTGAAGTTACAAAAATGCAAAACTCTCATAACAGCAAAATAAGAAAAAATAACAGTACAGGTGTCCCAAATGTTTTTTGGTATGAAAAAACAAATAGATACTTTGTAAAAGTTGTAGCAAACAAAAAAATTGCTTTTTCTGGATATTTCAAAGATTTAGAATTGGCAGAACTTGTAGCTTCAGAAGCTAGAACTAAATTCCACAATGGATTCAACAGATTTTAAGAGGAAGCAATATGGCAACCGCATACAGTTGGAAAATTAACGATCTTCAGCGCAACACGGCTGATGGTCTTGTAACAGTAATCCATTGGAACGCAACAGCCGTAGATGGCGATTACTCGGCTTCAATCAATAACACACAAGCCCTAGAACGAGGTGACTCATTCGTAAGCTACGACACCCTGACTGAAGAAACAGTATTGGGTTGGTTGTGGGGCAAGATTGACAAAGCTGCGGTTGAAGCCTCTTTGACCGCCCAAATTGAGGCTCAAAAAGTACCAGTAACAGCCAACGGCTTGCCTTGGGGTGAGTAATGGACTTGCACCTAACGCTTACAGTTGATGAAGTAAATGGGATTCTTCAGGTTTTGGGCGACTTGCCAACCAAATCTGGAGCTTACCCATTGGTGATGAAGATTAAAGATCAGGCAGAACCACAGATTCCCAAAGAGGAGCCTAAAGTTGAGTCCTGAATTGCAAAAGTATTACGAGAACCGCTTTGAGATGATGGGCGGTCAGGGATGGAAAGACTTGATTGAAGATATTGACAAGATGATTGAGTCATTGAACAATATCAGTACAATCCCTGACGAAAAAAGTCTACAATTCAAAAAGGGTGAACTTTCTATCCTAACGTGGCTAAAAACCTTGAAAGAAGTCAGCAACAGAGCGTATGAGGAACTGAATGAAAAGAATCTATGAATTTGTCTGCAATTGTGGACAACGCATTGATAAGCTCACTGATTATGAGACAGCGAGCGTTCAATGTGAGTGTGGCGGTACAGCCAGTCGCACAATAAGTGCTCCAAAATTCAATCTTGAGGGTTGGTCAGGTCAATTCCCAACGGCAGCAATGCAGTTTGACCGCAGGCATCAGGAGAAATTGAAAGCGGAGCGTAAGCAAAACTCTTAAGCAGAAATGCCGAGTTTAATGTCCTAGAACCGATAACGGCAGGAAAAGGAAACAATATGTTGATTGACAATGAAGACGAGAAGCTGAGTGAGTTGGAAGTAGAAGAAGAGAAAAAATCCAAGTTACCTGAAGTCGAGACTTTGCCAGAGTTGCCTGAGAAATACAGGAATAAAACCCTAGAAGAAGTCGTCAGAATGCACCAAGAGGCTGAAAAGCTCATTGGTAAACAGGCTCAGGAAGTTGGTGAAACTCGGAAACTAGCTGATGAACTGATTAAGCAAAACCTCGCCACCAAGTCTCAACCTATTAAAGAGGAAGAGCCTGAACCAGATTTCTTTGAAAATCCTAAAGAGGCGATTCGTAAGACTGTTGATAACCATCCTGATGTACTCGCTGGTCGCCAAGCGGCTATGGAGTTCAAAAAGATGCAAATTCAGCAAAAGCTATCGGCAGAGCACCCTGATTTCGGTCAGATTGCTCAAGACCCTGAGTTTGTGAATTGGGTGAAATCTTCTCCCGTTCGCCTTGGGTTGTATGCCAAAGCTGATGGTGAATATGACTATGACAGTGCTAACGAGTTGCTGACTACTTACAAACAGTTACGCAACGTGAAGACTAAGCAAACTAGCGATGCTGGTGAAGCTACTCGAAAGAGCAATCTGAAAGCTGCGTCTGTTGATGTGGGTGGGACTGGTGAGAGTACAAAGCGAGTCTATCGAAGGGCTGACCTTATTCGGCTGAAGATGACAGACCCGAACCGCTACGAAGCCTTGTCTGATGAAATCATGCAGGCCTACGCAGAGGGACGGGTTAAGTAACTAACTTATCGTTTTTTGGAGATTTAACATGGCAACAGCTTTTTCCCCCTCAAATAGTGTAACCACTAGCACCGCAGCAACGTTCATTCCTGAAATTTGGAGTGATGAGATCGTTGCCGCATACAAGAAGAACCTCGTTTTGGCTAACTTGGTTATGAAAATGAACTTCAAGGGCAAGAAAGGTGACACCGTTCACATTCCAGCTCCTACCCGTGGTTCTGCTTCTGCCAAAGCCGCTGAAACCGCAGTTACTTTGATCGCCGCTTCTGAGACTGAAGTGCAAGTTGCTATCAACAAGCACTATGAGTACAGCCGCCTGATCGAAGATATCGTGGAAGCCCAAGCCTTGAACAGCTTGCGTAACTTCTACACTGCTGACGCTGGCTACGCCTTGGCTCGTCAAGTTGATACCGACTTGGTGCGTTTGGGTCGTGCTTTCAACGGCGCTACTGTGGGCACTGACGACTATGCAACTTCTGCATCGTCTACCAAGGCTTACATCGGCGGTGACGGTACTACCGTGTACAACAGCTCCACCAGCAACGCTTCTGCTTTGACTGATGCTGCTATTCGTCGCACTATTCAGCGTTTGGACGACAACGATACTCCTATGGACGGTCGTTTCTTCATCATTCCTCCCTCAAGCCGCAACACTTTGATGGGCTTGGCTCGTTACACTGAGCAGGCTTTTGTGGGCAATGGTGACGCAATCCGTAACGGTGAAATCGGTCAGTTGTATGGCATTCCAGTGTTCACCACTAGCAATGCTGACTACGGCGCTGGTAACACTGGCACTGACCGTATCTGCTTGATGGGTCACCGCGACTCTATGGTGTTGGTTGAGCAAGTGGCTGTGCGTTCACAAGTGCAGTACAAGCAAGAATATCTTGCCACTTTGTTCACTTCTGACACCTTGTATGGCGTGAAAGCAGTCCGTACAGCCGCCACCACTGGCGCTGCACTGTCTTCTTCTGCCTTTGCTTTGGCCGTTCCAGCCTAATTGCAGTTGCCCCCCTGCCCTAGTGGTGGGGGGTCTTTTTTAACCTAATTAGGAGAGAATAATGGCAAATGCAAGTTCAGTTGTTGTCCGCCGTGGCAATGATCAATTCCGTGGTTTGTTTTCAGACACATGGAGCGTGACCGCAACAATCAATGCTGACAGCTTGGTTGATGGCGCTGGTGATACCGATACCGTGGCTGTGCCAGGCGTTGCTTTGGGCGACATGGTGATTGGTGCATCTTTGGCCGTTGATGTGGCTGGTTTGATTGTTACAGCTTATGTTAGCGCTGCTAACGTGGTGTCTATCCGTTTCCAAAACGAAAGCGGTAGCACTGTTGATTTGGCTTCATCCACCCTGCGTTTGGTGGTTGCTCGTCAAGTTTAATGAATGGGGGGCTAGTCCCCCCTTTCTACAAGGAATACAGATGGCTTTGTTCAAATGCACTCGTTCTGGAAATATCGTTGAGTTCCGCTTGGAGCACGATATAGAGCAAATGCGTAAGCACCACGAATATGTTGAAGTGGACACCTCTGCTGAAATTGAGGTGGAGAATGAGGATGGAACAAGGCAGACATTGACTCTTAAAAAGCCGTTGGGTCGGCCTCGTAAGGTGTTGGCATGAGCGACATTAGTCCAAGAGAGTTTGGCAAGTTAGAGGCTCAAGTTGAGGCTCTGCAAACCGAAGTCCATGAGCTTTCCAAGGATGTAAAGGCATTGCTTGAGCTTGCCAACAAGTCCAAGGGTGGCTTTTGGATGGGCATGACCATCGCTTCAATGGCGGGTGGTCTGATTACCTTTATTGGTGGGAGATTCCTCAAATGAAGCTAGGACTGCTTTCAGGTAAGGTTTGCCCATTGGCAACTCAGGATGTTCATGTCAACCTGAAGCACCGCAACCATGCTTTCAAGGAATATGGGTATGGCCCACCAAACCCAAATGAACCAAATGACGCTTTTTGGCTGAAAAAGGCCAAGATGTATAACGCGCCAACCTCTGCCATCAAGGGCATGAGATGTGGAAATTGTGCTGCTTTCATCCAAACTCCTGCCATGATGGAGTGCATTATTGGTGGGTTAGAGAAGGATGAGGGCGAAAATGAGTTGTCCTATGACGAGCAGTTCGTCAAGGCGGCTGATTTAGGATATTGTGACTTATTCCAATTCACTTGTGCATCGGCCCGTACTTGTGATGCGTGGAAATCTGGTGGGCCAATCACAAAGGAATAATCATGCCTCTGAAAAAAGGTTCTTCACAGAAGACTATCAGCGCGAATATTCGTTCTGAAATGAAGGCTGGTAAGCCTCAGAAGCAGGCGATTGCCATTGCTTTGTCGTCTGCTGGCAAGTCTAAGCCTATGCCTGTTCGTGGTCAGCGCACCATGAAAAACAAGACAAAACGGGGTATGTGATGAAAGAGGTTTGGGATAAAAAGCGACCCAAAGGCTTGGGAGCACCAAAGCCTCTGACACCTGCCAAGAAAGCTGCGGCAAAGAAGATGGCTAAAGCGGCTGGCAGACCTTATCCAAATCTAGTTGACAACATGAGAGCCGCGAGGAAGAAATGAAGACTCCCACTTGGCAAACAAAAGCTGGTCAAAATCCAAAAGGCGGCTTGAATGCCAAGGGCAGAGCGTCTTATAATGCGGCAACTGGTGGGAACTTAAAGCCTCCAGTTAAATCAGGGGATAATCCCCGCAGAGCGAGTTTCTTGGCACGAATGGGCAACATGGAAGGCCCTGAGTACAAGAACGGTGAACCAACCAGACTGCTTCTTTCGCTAAAAGCATGGGGTGCTAACTCCAAGGCTGATGCAAAGGCAAAAGCTAAAGCTATATCCGCAAGGAACAAGGCGAAAGCGAAATGAGGTCAATATCAGTCGGTGCACATCCAACAGCGGGTTCTAGCAGTACGCTATACACCGTACCCACTGGCTATTACGCCAAGTGGAATCTCACCTATATTTTCAACAATACTGGCTCAACAAAGTCTTTTACTTTGGAGTGGTATGACGCATCTGCTGCTGCCACTTACACAATTTACTCGGCTGGAGTAAACAGTAAGGAATACATTAAATTGGATGGTGGCGCTTATGTTGTGATGGAAGAGGGCGATCAGGTGAAATGCACACCAGAATCTGGTTCTACCTTCACAATTATTTGCACATTTGAAGAAACGGGGTTGACAAGAATATGACCTACCTAGAATTGGTTAACGATGTACTGGTCAGGCTCCGTGAGCCTGTTGTCACTACTGTTAGTGAAACTACTTATTCAGCCTTGATTGGCAAGTTTGTCAACGATGCAAAGCGTCAGATTGAAGATGCTTTTGCTTGGAATGTGCTTGGTCAGACTTTGACTGTCACCACTGCCAGTGGCACTGCTTCTTATTCTTTGACTGGCTCTGGACAAAAGTTCCAAGTCACCAATGTGTTGAACACCACAAGCAACATCACAATGCGGAACATCAGCACTGCTGATATGAACCGCAAGCAGAACTTCACTCCCACTGTGAACACTGTTCCGACAGAGTTTGCATTTGATGGCGTGGATGGTAGCTATGACACCAAGGTAACGGTTTATCCAAAGCCTGATGGTGTTTATACCTTGAAGTTCTTTATGACCATTCCTCAAGCCACTTTGTCGTCTGACAACACTGTGGTTTTGGTTCCTGATGTGTTGATTGTGCAAAACGCCTATGCTCGTGCTTTGGTTGAGCGTGGCGAGGATGGTGGTTTGTCGTCTTCTGAGGCTTATGCTTTGTATCGGTCTATGCTGTCCGACTACATTGCTTTGGAAGGCACTCGTTTCCCTGATAACGATGGGTTTGATGCCGTATGACACAAGCACTCCGCACATTCAGCGTTCAGGCTCCAGGCTTCTTTGGGTTGAACACCCAAGATAGTCCTTTGACGCTTGAATCTGGGTTTGCTGCCATTGCGGTGAACTGCGTGATTGACCAATATGGTCGTATTGGTGCGCGTAAAGGCTTTTCCCGTGTTAATTCATCTTCTGGCAACCTTGGCGCTAATGATGTTAAGGTAATGCACGAGTTGATTCAGGCTGATGGCACTTTGACAGTGTTGTTTGCTGGTAACAACAAGATATTTAAGCTCGATGGCTCAAATGCTGTTGTGGAATTGACCTATGGGGGGGGAGGGTCTGCGCCGACCATCTCTGCAAGCAATTGGTCTTGTGCTTCTTTGAATGGAATTACTTATTTCTTCCAGTCTGGTCACGACCCATTGATTTACGACCCTGCGGTGAGCACAACCACTTACCGCCGTGTATCTGAGAAAACAGGCTATGTTGGCACTGTGCCTTCTGGAAACATTGTTATCTCTGCCTTTGGTCGCTTGTGGGCTGCTGATACAACGACAAACAACGCCACTGTTTACTTCTCTGACTTGTTGGCAGGCCATGTGTGGTCAACAGGCACATCTGGTAGTTTGGATGTTTCCCGTGTGTGGGCAAATGGCGCAGATCAGGTGACTGGTTTGGGTGCTCACAACGGCTTTTTGGTCATCTTTGGTAAGCGTCAAATCTTGGTTTATCAGGGTGCTACAACCCCATCTACCATGTCTTTGAGCGACACCATTGGAAGCATTGGTTGTATTGCTAGGGATTCGATTGTCTCTACTGGCACTGACATTATTTTCTTGTCAGACAGTGGTGTGCGTAGCTTGTTGCGTACTATTCAAGAAAAGTCTGCTCCTTTGCGTGACTTGTCAAAGAATGTCCGTAATGACTTGATGACCTATGTTTCTGGTGAGACTGCGGCAAACATCAAAGCTGTGTACTCTGAGAAAGAGGCTTTCTACCTACTGACACTGCCTACTGCCAAGCAAGTCTATGTGTTTGACACAAAGGCTACTTTGCAAGATGGTTCTGCAAGGGTGACGACTTGGGACTCTATTGAGCCTACATCTCTGTATTCACGCCGCAATGGTGATGTGCTGATTGGCAAGAATGGCTATGTCTGCAAGTATGGCACTTACTATGACCATACAGCCACCTATCGGATGCAGTATTTCACCAATTACTCTGACTTGGGTGATGTGAACATTACATCCATCTTGAAGAAGATTTCTGTGGTGGTGATTGGTGGCTCAAATCAGGGCTTTACGATCAAATGGGGATATGACTTCAGCGGTCAGTATTACTCTGTTGTTGCCAACATTCCTGTGTCCACTGTGGCTGAATATGGCACTGCTGAGTATGGCGCTAACGGCTCTCCTGTGGCTTATTACTCGCAAGGCATTCAGTTAAGCACATTGGTTGGTCAGGCTTCTGGGTTTGGCAAGGTTGTGCAAACAGGTTATGAAGTACAAGTTGCTGGCTCTGCTGTCAGCATTCAGAAGATTGAGATACAGGCTAAGAACGGCAAATTGGCATAAGGATTAGATATGGCAAATTACACCAAAACCACAAACTTCGCTGCCAAGGATGCTTTGTCGCCTGGCAATGCTAATAAGGTTGTCAAGGGAACTGAGATCGACACTGAGTTCACCAATATTGCGACCGCGATTGCTACAAAGGCAGATGGTACTTTCACAAACTTCTCGTTTGTGGAGACAGCCAATGTGTTGTACATCTATAACTCATCGACTGCTGTGGCAAAGATTGACGCATCGGGTAATTTGACCGTGTTGGGCAACATCATTGCCAACGGAACTGTGTAAAAAATGGCTGCCAAGGCGTATAACGGAAAATGGTGGGGCGCAGGCAAAGTCTGGGCCACAAAAAGGGAAGCTGATTTAGCTGACCCTACATACTATGCTGGCAAATATTATTTAAATGGCCAAGCATACAACACACTTGATGAGTATAACGCCGCAGCCGCAGCGCAACCAGCAGATATTCCCGTTCCTGATTATTCAAGTAAAGATGGTGGCGGTTTTTTTGGCAGTTTATTGTCTGATCTAGGGCCTGTTGCTCCGATTGCTTTGGCATTTGCTTTGCCAGGCGCAGGTGCTGCTATCGGTTCTGCATTGGGCACTTCTGCTGCTGTTGGCACTGGTCTGGCTAGTGCTGGATTAGGTGCTTTGCAAGGCGCTTCTGGTGAAGATTTGCTTAAAGGTGCTGCTCTAGGAACTATTGGCGGAGCAATTGGCTCCAATGTAGCTGGTTTAACAGATAGTGCGGCTTTGGGTCAGATTGCTGGCGGTACAACATCAGGATTGTTGTCAGGCAAAGATTTTGAGTCATCTTTGGCTGGTGCTACGCTAAATACTGGCACTCAGCAACTTGCTCAAAACATACTATCTACGCCTGTTGCCGCTACTCCTTTGCCGACAACAGATAACTATTCTGTTAATGCTGATTACAGCATTTCTGCTCCTGCTTCTAGTGGCTTGGGATTAAAGGCTACTCCTGCTCCATTGGACATGAGCAACCCATATTCCTTTGACACAACTCTTGCGGCCACTGGTGGATTGGGTTTAAATCTTAATAGAGCCGCATCTGCTGGCAATATTGAGGCGATGGGTGGTGGTCAGGGGTTGTTGGGTAATATTGGTGAAGGCAAGACTTTGAGCGAGATTGGTTCTGCTTATAAAAACCTCTTAACAAATACAATCACTGGCAACCCATTGGGCGAGGAATTGGCAAACATTACGACTGGTGCAGAGGCGTATAGCACTGACCCAAATGACTTAACAGGCACTTCAAACAAGGCACTTTCTAATCTTTTAGGGAAACTTCTTATGGCAACAGTATCAAACACTAGCGGCACAGGGGCAACCGCAACACAAAATCCATTTGCCTCTTTATTTGGCGGCCTGCTTGGTGGTGCTGGCTCTTTGTATCAGGGAAGCACCAATCAAGAGGCTAATAAGGCTTTGGCTGAACAACTGCGTCAGGCTGGTCAAACCGCACAACAACAGTCTATGTTCCGACCTGTTGGCACTACGACTAGGTTTGGCACTTCTAACTTCACGATTGACCCAACAACAGGTCAATTGACTGCTGCTGGCTATACGGCCTCACCTGAAATTACACAGGCTCAAACTCGTTTGATGGGCTTGGGTGCTGGTTATCTGTCTAAAACTCCAGAAGAGGCGGCGCAAGAATATCTTGCTAAACAATATGATTTGCTTGCTCCTAGTCGTGAGCGTCAATTGGCAGAGCTTAGAAACAGACAGTTCCAAACAGGTCGTGGCGGATTGTCTGTTGGAGCAACTGGTGTGCGCCCAGGTGGAGGACTAGGCTTACAGGCAACAAATCCAGAAATGGAAGCCTATTACAACGCCTTGGCACAACAAGATGCAGAATTGGCTGCAAAAGCAATGCAAGCTGGTCAGCAACAAGTTGGCTTTGGCGCTGGATTGTTTGGCACTGCTGGACAACTAGAGCAATTGGCTCAACAACCATTGGACTTGAGCACACAATTGGCCAAGATGTTCTCATCTGCAAACTTAAATGCCGCTCGACTTGGTTTGGCTGGTAATTTGGGTGCGGCTGAAGCTCTGAAGGCGGCTAATACATACAACCCAACTGCAAGCGTTTTGAGTGGTTTGGGTACAAGCCCATTGGCTACAAGCGCCTTGGGAACGCTATTTGGTAACACTGCATTAGGTAAATCATTAAGCAACTTATTGAGTGGCACAGGCGGAGACTATTTCACAGGTTCTCCTGAAGGGGTTAATTTTGGCAATATCACATTAGAAGACATTGCAAAATATGCTTCTGCCAACCCTTATGAAAACTTTTTAAACCCAGATGAAACTTGGATGGGAGAATAAAAATGGCAACAGATAGCATCGTAGCTGGATTATTTGCTGACCCTAACGCATATGAAATGCAACAACTTGCTTTGCAGAGAGCATTGAATGAGCGCACAGCTCAACTAAGCCCTGAGCAACAAGTAACTGCTGGTTTGCGTACTGCTGGTTATCAGTTGGGTCAAGGTGTTGGCGGCTTGATGGGCGCACAAGACCCTCAGCTACAAATTATTAGCCAACGCAATGCCATTTTGCGTGAGATTGACCAAACTGACCCACAATCAATCATTGCTGGAGCAAGAAGGCTCCAACAAATTGACCCACAAGGTGCTGCTTCTTTGGTAAATGCTGCTCGTCAAGTAGAGGCTGCAAGAATGCAAAGGGCTGTACAAGAAAGCCAGATTGTTCGTAACTTGCGTGAGCGTCCTACTAGTCGTTCAGAGTTGGCTAAGTTGCAGGA